TTTGTTACGTGGACGGGGATCATCGAACTGAGGCGGTATTTAATGATGGTAATAATTGTTTGTCGGTTTGTAGATCGGGTGGACATATACTTTTTGATGATTATACGTGGAACGCGGGTGGCGAATTTGATTGTGGACAGGGAGTTGACATGTTTATAGATGCAAACAAGGAAAACATCGATGTGGTTCATAAGTCTACTCAGGTTTTAATTAAAAAACTTTAATATATATATTGATTTCCATGGCAAGTCATCATATAATTAATGTATGATAGTCGATATTAATAACTACGATGGTAATCTGTTGCACAACAGATTCGCATACACATTTTTCAAGAACAGAACATTACCCATTGGTAACATTGTGACATTCAGAAGCCCCATGCTGGTTGAAGCTGATGGCATGATCGATTATGAAGATGTGCTCAAGAACGATTTCATCTACAGTGATGATGCGATTCATTTTTGCTGGGAGATACCCGGGTTGGATAGTTTCGGTGCAGTGGCATGGCAGCGATTGTTCAACACAAGTCTGGCAAACATTTTACAACCCATGATTCAAGCACCAATTGAAGTGGATGGAGATGACCTGATTGTTCATAAAGAGTTCACACGAGGTGGTATAGTCCAACCCAAAGGCAAATGCAGCGTGAGCATCACTTACACTAAAGATGGCGCAGCATTAGGACACACCGGAATCAATGTGAGAGCTGGTGACCGGGCACCTGCTTTTGCTTACAGCACCAATCTGACTGACGAACAGATCAAAACGTTTCAAGACACTGTGGTGGAGATGTTTTATGCGATGAACGATGATATGTTTCTCGCCACCACCAAGATCATAACCAAGTGACCATCTTCGATTGTCTGAACGACATCTTGTTCACCAAGCGTGGCAAGTTGTTACAGAATGTTGATGATGAACCCAATTTCAATCAATACATGATCAACAGATGGACCAGCATGTACAGTCCTCAGATGGCACAACTGGTCAACAACACTGTGAACTGGTTGTATGGTGTGTTCGAGACCAAACAACAATACTATCAATTTGTGAGCAAGGTGTTTCCTCGTGTGCAACGCAAACGTATACATTATGTGAAGAAAGCCAAACCACAAGACAAACCAGAACTAGATAATGTTGAATTGCTTGCCAAGCGCATGCAATTGAGCACCAGAGAGATACAAATGTATATCAATCAAAGCAACAACGTCTGATTGTTGATTTCTTGTATTTTCTGACTAAGTCTTTGTATGAGTTCTAAAACTGTCGTACAAGACGCACAATCACAATTACCTGACAAAATCAAAGGCACGGTCCAGCTAGACAATTATGCTGGTAGTGAAAATTTTAATCTGTTCGGATACGAACTATCCAACGTTTTAGATGATATCATTTTGGTGAAGTATGTTGACTGCAATGATGATGGTACAGAGATACTCAAAAATGGTTTGTGGGTTCCAATCAATGTGAGCACATTCACATGGAGGATAGGAGAAGTGTTGCTCGCGGGACCCAATTGTTCGTTGGTCAAAGTGGGAGATCATGTTTGTTTTCCAAACGATAAGGGTATATCTGTTGGTAACCTGGAGATTGAGAAGCACGGCAAAGTCAAAAACAGTTGTTTTCTCAATGAAGACAGAATATTTGGAGTGTGTAAACCCAAAGATTAATGAAGATTGGTGCCAGCACATTACGTGTGTTGCTTGAGAACAATGTAGTCGAGATAAAATTCAAGCGACGACGACCCAAACCTGGTACACCTCCCACCAGGCGCATGTTGTGTACCAACAGTCCCGTAATATTACAAAGTGATGCTGGTAGAGAAACATTGAATTTTGAACGAGCCACTGGTGGTATGAAATACAATCCAGCAGCAAAAAACATCGTGATGGCGTGGGACTTATTCAAACAAGATTACCGAGCGATCAGTGTTGACAATTGTGAGCTCATAAGTCAAATGCCAGTGAGTGGCGATGGTAGTGATTTCTGGCAATACTTCACAGAGACCATCTATCCCATGACCCCTGGAGAGAAAGAGGCCTTTTTCAATGCTTGACAGTATCAACAGAGAGCTAGACTGTATCAAAAACTTTCTACAAAAGGATGTGGTGTTTTGCATCGAACAAAAAACAGTGCGCAAAGGTCGATTGATGTTGTACAACGCCACAGATTATTATATCAAATTCACAATCAAAACAAACAAAGACATCTGCAAAACATATGAAGTACCATTCCCATATGTTATAAAAGCTTATGATTGTTATATAAATTTATCGTACAAAATACTGGATCTCTGCGCTGGTAACGAACACAAAGCCGCGTTCATACGTGAGCATTACAAAGAAAGCGCCAGTAAATTACATGAAAAAAATCTGACTATTTCAATTATTGATACGTGAATGTATAAATAATTGTATGGCCAAATTAGACTTAGAATACAAAAAAATACCAACTGATGCGGATGTGCCATACAAGCCATTCACCATCGATGCTGAAACTATCACCACTATCACTGACATGACAAATGCCACTGGTAACGAGGGTATAGCCAAAGGAGCAGCTGCCCTGGATTCAGCGCTTGGTACTGCAGCGCAACTCGCCACTTTCTCAGGCGATTTAACAGCAACAGAAAAAGCACTTGCCACGTTCACCGGAGATGTTACTCTGGTATCTAACAGCTCGACAGTTGAAGTCACTATCACATCCAAAGCTGGTAGAGTTGATGAGAACAAAACACCAGACGGTACTGAAACTCTAGGCGAGTTGTTTCCGGAAGCTGATTATGATGTTTCTCACCCGAGCATCGTTGCAACAGCAGTTCAAATAGACCTTTTAGCAGCAGATGTTGTACAAGCTGTCACCATCAGTTCCAAGGAGAGTAGAGTCAATGAAACAGTCGCAGCAAATGGCACTGACAGTCTAGGCGCAATTTTCGATTCAGCTGATTATACAGTGAGTCACGCCAGCTTCATTCCTGAACCTGGTAACATAGTTTTAACAGCCACCAATGCTACAGGTGATGGAGACGGTGTGATTTTGAATCATTTACGCAGACGCCTTCTAGGATACATTTAAAATGGCTGATATCACCCACAATTTCGGGTCCAGTTTTCAAGCCATACGGCCATCGTTGGGTCCAAGCATCACATTTTTAGGCAGCACCGACATCGAATTGGTTGTCAATGGAGATTTCATTGATTTTGGTGCTGATGCAAGAGACAGCAAGAACAAAAGCAACAGAGGTGGATACACTGTGGACACCACCGGATTGGACATGAACACTCCTGGCACATACACCATCAAGTATGTTGCATATGATCTGGTAGGACGCAAGACTGAAATCACACGTGACGTCGTGGTCAAGCTTGGTGACTCACAAGTTTCCAGCTCCAGCATACGCACACTTGGTGATTTGAATCAAGACGGTACCACAGATGTGTTTGCGTTGATGCACCCTACTACTAGTGGTCTGAACGCCAAGCCTGTTTACGACTACCAAGGTGCCGGTGTGTTGACCGACAGCGATCTAGCAGGAATCACAATTGACAGCACACTGTTAGATTTGAATCCGGGTCTTTCTCAAGAACAACTGTTCATCAAGGTTAAAGGTGAAGGGGAATCTCACACGCTGAATTTGATCAACAGCACCAGCTCTGCTTTGATGTTGAGCTCCGATGTAGGGTTGCTGATCAAAGATTTTACCGATGGTAAAAGCACTGTCAATTTTACAACACAATCCAGTGGATACACCGGAGCAATTGTCACACTCACCGCGGAAGCAATCACCATCAACATCGCGCATGGTAGTTCATCACACACGTTGATTGAACAACTCAAAGCAGCGTATGTGGCACAAGGAGCTGAACCTGTATGGGGATTCAGTTTGGTAGATTTTATAGCCGACAACACTGGTGGCACAGGAGACAACACTGGTGGCACAGGAGACAACACTGGTGGCACAGGAGACAACACTGGTGGCACAGGAGACAACACTGGTGATGAGCCGAGTATTATCGATGAAATACAGACATTAAATCCATTACCAGCTAACAATTTCACAGCTGAAACTCAAACGCGATCCAATCTGGTCAATGCCACCCTCTCCGGCTCATATTTATTGTATGGTGATTTGAATGAGGATTACACTACCAACTTGCTGACTGGTGCATACGATTTCACGTCATATGCAGGTGTATTAGCAGATTGGGATTTCAAACCCATATACAACTTATTTTCAATTGCAGATCTAGACACACCGCTCACAACCGTTGTCAACAACGGTTACAACCCTTTGATCCAATCATCAAGCAGTATATTCAAAATTACAGATAGTGGGGTTAGCGATGACACGAATTATGAAAAGGGTACGGGTTCATGGGATGAAAATTTAACCCCGGCAATTGCCATTGGTAAAGACACAGTGTTGGCTTATGTTGACACATCACCAGATCTTCTGGAAGTCATGAACAATACATACAATCGGATAATTTACACTACCCAGGGAGTCAATCAAAATGGACTCCCGGGAGGTAATATTGCTTCTACAAACAATGTGGTGGAGCATGATGCATCTAGCGGTATTGTGTCTGATAGTGATACCATCGCATCACTCTTTGTTGAACTTCATGGTGGGCAACCTGTTCATGAAGACATACTATTACAGCGTGACAGTACTGGTGTTTTGAACCCAACAAACGTATGGGTGTACTGGGACGCGGATGTGTTTATAGAATTTGCCGGAGCCGCTTACAACGGTTTAAATGATCAAATTTTTGTTGTCACCGAAACAGATTTTAACAGCGCGCTGAATGGACAAAATCTCAAAACATCCACCAATTGGGGTGAAACCACCACCGGTACTATAACCTTCAAGAATCTACATGATGCAAATGTTGGTAATATTCAAACATACAATCCAGAAATTGCAGGTAGTTTGTATCTTGTTGTGACAAATAGTGATGGTAACCTCTCACAACTTTACAGTGTTCAAAATAACAATAATAACCCTCTCACAGACACGGCATCCATGTATTGGAGTGATGAACAGCAATATATATCTGGTCACACATTGCAACCAGGTGGATGGAGTTTGACGGGACCGACCACAATCACCGAACAACAAGCCGGTGAATGGCTGACGCTCATGCGAATCGAATATTTAGATGAATGGAATAATTCGGGAGCGGTCCTCCGAACTGACGGAGGAGACGATGCACATCGATTGGTCCTGACGATATACCAATCCGCGACCGTCATTGACATTGTGACGGCATTGGATGACTGGAAGCGCAGCAGCCGGAGCAATTTTGCCGATCGATCAAAAATCGATCAAATAATAACAAACATCAGCACCGTGGTGCCCACCACAGCACAAACGGAAAGTTTATCTAATAGCGTGGACACGACCATACAAGCCACAGGTTTGACATCATCTGAAAGCAATCTCACCGGCACCGGCACATTACAGGATATTCAAGCCGCAATAGTGACTGATCTGACGTCGTTGCCAGCAACAGGCAGTTTGTCACCACTTGATTCACCGCCACCATCTCCAGCGACATGGACATTGGACTTTCCTTTGTATAGGGGATTTACTGCTAACAACATAAACAACAAGACTGGTGTTGTGGAGTTATCATATGATCACAGCAACAACATCTCCGGTGTATTTATGTTGACTTCCACAATTGGCGTGATGTTCACAGACGTGCTTCATGATGGAAACCCCCGAGGCCGCACATTGAATGTGAGACCAACAACACAGGATGGATCAGCAGCTCAAGTGCCTTGGGACACAACCAATTCATTTGTGGATACAGCCGACGGTAAATCGTATGTACTTCTAGGCGACATACGCCTAGATGCAACCAAATCACCACGTGAGATAATTTACGGTCTGCTGGAAGCCAAAGAGAATCAAAATACCGAATACAACAGCAGTTCGACACGTACGTGGGATTTTATTGTCGTGCAATTGCCTTAATCGGATAACACGGTAGTTTTCTCCGGGTGATTGTTCCGCACACAATGCACCTATGAAACAACATAGATACATTGAGTTGGTAGTTATATCCGTAATGATATGCTCACGCAAAGACGCACTCTTCGAGATACCAATTTTATGGAGAATCCTGACCTAATAAACTCCGGTTGTGTTAACCACTGGTATATGCCGACATGATGTCGCAGTTCGGTGCTATGCAGATGTTATTCTGCCGTTTTTCAGCTGCCGTCTAACAGTTGTGTTTAATTTAGCTGTGTCCCTTCCAGCAGTTCTCTCTGCCGAGTTACAAACCATCTTTGAGTCAACCACTACTCACGCTCGTGTACCGAAAACGCTGATGGGGATGCTGTAGCGTTGTTTCACACTTGTGCACTATATATATGATAGCTTATAAAAACTAGAAATCAACCATAAATAACTATATGAGAGAATCTCCTTTCTTTTTTGAGATAAAAGACATCATGACACAATTTGTCAGTGCGTTCAATGATATAATAATCAAACGACATGATAAACATAAAAACCCTATGTCTCGCGTGAAGGTGAGATATGTGTATGCACCCAAACAGCGTGTGGTGCACGATCTGACCAACAAAGCCAGGCATCTCACGTTGCCTGTGGTGGCTGTCAACATATCCGGTATATCCAGAGACAACGATCGTGTGTTCAACAAGATAGAGGGTTCATACTACATGCCGCACGAGATAAACAAAAACTCAATCAACACATCATCCAAGACCACGTCAACACACATGTTACAACCGGTACCAATAGACATCACGGTCAACATGAGTATTTTGGCTAGATATCAAACAGACATCGAGCAGATAATAAGCAATTTTGTACCATACAGTGACCCATACATCGTGATTTCATGGAAAGTACCAGAAGGTTTCACGGAAGCAGAACAAGAGATCAGATCAGAAGTGATATGGAATGGAGACATGAACATGGATTATCCAGAGGATCTAGGCGCAACTGAACCGTTCAGATTGGCTTGCGACACAACATTCACTGTAAAAACATGGTTGTTCAAAAAACAAACCGCCCCGGTTGATAATATTTACAAGATAACTGCTAACTATACACTCAAGGATGATTTTTCTCTGCTGGCTCCATATCACAGCAACACTGAGAGATCCTACAGTGAAACAGTAAGCCCAGTGTTGACAGCTGCACCTCACATCACACATGTGTCTGGTCACAACAACAAGACCATTTTAGGCTACAATCTAGGTGAGACAACAAATGTGTATGTTTCTGGAAGTGATATGATGGATTCAGTACAAGTGCAACCCTTCACCAAACAAAATTTATCAACAGAATATCCAGCGTTCACCGCGGTACCGGTACCATTCACGGTGAACAACGACAACAGCATCAGCGTTGATCTGACGGACATAACGCACACAACAGAAGATGATTTGATAATACAAAAC